AATCTGCTGGCCCACGCCCGTGGGCTGCGGCTGGTGCAAGCGCATCTGCGCTAGAGCATCCAGCGGACTATTCATTGGGACGCCAGCCATCTGTCTCCCTCTACGCGGAGGTCAGTCCGCTGTTCGCCTGCTGCGCCGCAGCAATGATCTGGGCGATCGTGTCAGGCTGCGAGCCACCAATAGGCGACGCCTTCGTGTTGCCCGAGAAGTACTCATCGATCAGCTGCTGCAACTGGTTCGCCTGCGCCGACGTGATCTGGCCCTGGCTGACCGAGTCGGCCAGGCGCTTCGACGCCTCCGTCGGAGACTTCGGCGCGCCCACCCAGTACGACGGCACCGTGATCGTGCGGCCGTTCGCCGCCGTCTGCGTGGTCGAGTTGAACCCGTTCAGCACCGACTGCCCCGCCGTCGCCACCTGCGCTGGCAGGCCGCTCGTCGTCGGGTTGTTCAGCGCATTGATCACTGCCGTCTTGGACGTCAACGACGGGTTCTGCTGGTTCTGGATCGACACCAACGCCTTGATCGCGTTCGCGTTCGCCGTACCCTGATCCTGCTTCGCCTTCGCGTTGTCCACCTGCGCCGTGAAGTTCTGGTTGTTCCAAGACGACAGCGCCTGCTGGAACGCCCGCTGCGCCGCCGAGTACTGCGTGTTCTCGGCCGAACCGATCTTGCCCTGCGCCGCAGCGATCTGCGACTGCAAGCTGCCCAGCGCACCAGCCTGGGCCGTGCCCAGCTGCTGCATGTTCGCCGTGTTGTCCTCGCCCAACAGGCCCTGGAAGAACTTGGCGTTCTGCACACCACGCTCGGCGTCCTGGTTCAGGATGCCCTGCATGCCCGTAAGGCCCGTGGCCGCAGCGGCGCCAGGCGCCATCTGCGCAGAGGCAGCGGAGACAGCAGAGTTGCCCATGCCCATCTCCGAGTTCGCCATCTGCTGCGCCTGCCCAACCTGCGAGGCGGCCTGCGAGCTGAACAGCTTGTTGTACGCCCCCTGCTGTGCGATCGCCTGAGCGTACGCCGCCTTCGTGGCCGCAGCGCCCGTGTGGCCCGCCTGGGTGAGCGCTGCCAGCTCGGCGTTGTACGGGGAGGCATTCCAGAAGTCCGCCATCGTAGGGGCGGGATTCGGGTTCGACACCTGCGTCGGCGAGGCGCCATACCCGAGCAGGTTCAGCAGGGAACCCAGTCCCCCATCACCCGAGGTGGACGTCTGCTGTGCCGACGGGGCGGCAACGTTGTGGAGCGCCACCAGCGGGTTCGGACCCGAAGCGGGGAAGCTCGGCGGCAGCTCGCCGCCGCCGTGCGGGAAGCCCATGTTCGCCTCGTTCACGGGCGACCCAGACATGTTCAGCAGGTTCTGCTGGATCTGCTGCGGGTTGAACGGCTGCCCCAACGGGTCGCCGCTGCCCTGCTGGGCGCGGGCCGCGAGGAGCGCCGCGATGGTTCCCGAGTTCTGGGCGCTCGACCCACCGCTCGGTCCTATGGGTATTGCCATTAGCCGACCACTCCGTTGATTGCGTCGGCCTGCGCCTGCGCTGCGTTCTGCGCAGCCTCAGTCGTGTTGACCGCCTTAGTCTGGTTCGCTGCCGTGTTCGTCAGGTCCGTCTGCTTCAGCTGGTAGCCCTGGTTGACGTTCGTCAGCTGCTGCGCCAGGTCGCCGCGGGCGATCCCCTCGTCGCCCAAGAACTGGGCTTCCGCCCCAGGCTGGCCGCCACGCGCCACGCTCTCGTTCTGCCAGGCGCCCGCACCCAGCCCGCCCGTGTACTGATGGTTCATGCCGTACCCGTAGATGCCCGAGTTCTGCACACCTCGCGCCGCGAACTTGTCGGGCAGAGCAGCCTGCTCCTGCCCGAGCTTCTCGTTCAGCGACTGCAGCTTCTGCGCGTAGCTGAGGTCCGCGCCCTGCTGTGCGTTCGTCGTCTCCTGCTGGCCGATCGCGTACGTGTTGCGAATCGACTGCAGCTGCTGCTGGTAGTAAGCGGAGTCCGCCTGCGCGAGGGACGAGGTTGCCACGTAAGGTAGTCCCGATTCGTCCCTAGTAGCCCACGGCGATGACGTTCATCGCCAGTGAGGTGGCCGTGGTCAGTGCCCCCGTGTTCGGGACGTAGACACGGACGGCGAAGATGGCGGTGCCCGTCGTGATCACGTTCACCAAAAGGTTCGAGCCAGCCGCGTTCTGGGCCATGACCGCCAGCACGGCGGTCGGGAAGCTCGACGGGTAGGCGACGTTGGCCCCGCCGCTCGACAGCGTCGGCGTCACGGCGAACGCCTGCAACAACATCGGGTGCGCCTGCGGGGTCGACACCACCTGACCGTTCACCGTCGTGCCAGCCGCCAGCGTCACAGTGCCAGTCGCTACCAGCCCAGCGAGAGTCGTCCCCGCGCCCGACACGGTCAGACCGTCGGTCAGGGCGGCAGGGCCGCCCACCGTGATCCCGCCAGGGAAGTTCGGCTTGTACAGGAAGCTGGACAGCGACTGGAAGATCTTGATCGTCGTCGGGTCGGTGCCACCCTGGTACGGGGACGTCCACCCCGCGAACGTGTTCGAGAGGGTAGCCACCTATCAGTAGCCGCCAGCGAACCAGAGAACGTCACACGCCGCAGGGAACGCTGCGCCCGTCGCCCCGTTGTAGATGCGCACGGCACACGCGTTCGTCGCCTTCGACACCACCGTCACGTCGATGGCCCCGCCCGACGAGAAGAACGGCACAGCCACGAACGCTTCGCACACGTTCGGGAATGCGGTGGGGAACACGATGTTGCCGCCGTTCGTGGGGATGTTGGTCAGCCCCCACTTGAGAATGTGGTTGGCGGCGCCAGGCGTCTGGTTCATCAGCACCCGCTGGTCGACGTACGACTTGCGGGCCAGCTGGTTCGCCGACGTCGGGTCGGCGGACGGCCCGCTCGGGATGCCCGTGAACGAGCGGCTGGCGTCAGCCCAGATGGCGTTCGTGTTCACCCACCCGTACAGCGTGGTGAAGTTCGAGTTGACCTGGGACGCCACCGCGAAGGTGCCGCCCGAGAACGTGAAAGGAACAGTGAGCGTGGACACTAGCCGTGGATCCGTTCTGGAATGACCTTGAGGGTCAGGGCGTCAAGGCCCCAGTTGGACCCAGCGGGTCCAGTGAGCACCATCTGAATAGCGCGGGCGCGTCCCATCGTCATGCCCTTCACGATCGACTCGCCCTGCTGGATCGGGTTCGACCACAGGCCGCCGACGTTGCCAGTGCCGTCGTCCCACGTGTTGGCCTGCGGGGTCGCCACAGGCGGGGACTGGGTGCCGAGCGCCTGGCCCGTGTCGGTGAACGTCAGGCTGGCGGTCGAGCCGAGCAGCAGCTCCGTCCCGCCCTGCACGCGACCGTAGACGTGGTAGGCAGTCGCGCTCGCCACCGCGCTCCAGGTGATCGTCACCGTCGAGCCTGCCGTGTCGCCAGGGAACCCGAGCATGCTCACGTCCGCCTCGGCCGACGGCTGCGACTCGACCCCCGACACCGTCGCCGTCACCACATACCCGAGGTCGGCGGCGTTGGTGCCCAGGCTGGTCGCCGTCGCCACCACGTTCGTGGGGGTCGTGGCGGGCAGGCCCGTTGCCCACACCAGCGTATTGCCGCCCTGTGCAGTCGCGGGCTGGATGAAGTAGGTGGAGCTGAGGTTCGTCGGGTCGTAGTCGCGGTACACGTCCACCTGGATCGGACTGGACGTGCCTGTGCGCACCACGAACTCGGGATGGCGCCAGCGTTTGAACACGGCCTCCTGGCCGAGATCGAACCAGTCGGTGCGGTAGTAGCCCTGGAACGCACTCGTCGTGCCGCCGCCCCAGTTGTCCTGCACGCCGATCTGCTCCAGCTGGCCGACACGGGCGGCCGAGCTGTGGGCGGCCAGATACTGGTAGCCCGCCGACGTAGACACGAGAGTGGTGAAGCAGGAGATCGGCATCGAGTACGGATACCACGGTCCCTGCAGGAATCGCATGTACCGCTGCTTCCAGATCCACGGGTCGTACACGAGGACACGCGTGTTCACCGTCGCCGCCTGCCACGGCACCGCGCACCACACGTTCTGGTTGTTCACGTACGCCAGAGCAATCTTGCTCGCGTACGCCTCGGGGATGAACCCGTCGCGGATCATCGGGCGGATCTTGTCGAAGATCGGGTACGGGCCTGTGCCCTTGTCCAAGAACACGCCCTGCGGCCAGCTGAACGTGAACAGCCCCACGTCGCTGAGACAGAGGGCGAGAGGCCCCACACACCCGATGTCCTGCACGAGCGGCACCACCTGGAAGGTGGCGGGGCTGTACCCCGTCAGCTCGTAGGTGGAGCTGTTCTTGAAGATGTACAGCCGCTCGCGGTACTCGATGATGGCGGTGATGAAGTCGTTGTCGCGGCCGACGTCGATGTCGATGAAGTCCTCCTGCCGCCAGTCCTCGGGGAAGCCAGGGTGGGACCAGCGGATCCTGTTCGTGAACGCCGTGCCGCTCTCGGTCGTGGACGCCAGGAACATCATGCCCATGTGGTTCGTGATCAGCTTGGCGATCGGCATGTTGCCGTCGTTCGCGCCCTCGCCACCGATCGTCTCGTTCCAAGACTGGCCGAGCGCCGTGCCCGCCGATCCCGTCCAGCGGATCGGGGCGCCCACGCCGTCGCAGATGTACAGGTCGCCATTCATCTCTGCGGCCGTGCACAGTCCGCTGTGCACCGTCGAGGAGATGTTCGTCCACGTGGTCCCCGTCGACCAGTACAGCTTGCCGTCCGTGCCCTGGCCGACAACCTGCTGGCTGGTGCCAGGCGAGCCGTACGTCCACATGTTCTGCATGCCGACAGAAGGGGTGGACGTGCCCCACGGCACGACCACCTTGCGCTGCACGAACCCGCCGCCGATCTGTAGATCGACGTCGAGGCAGTCGGGCGTCTCGTTGTTCGCCAGCTGGAATGCGTTCCCACGGGTGTTCAGGCCGCCCGTGTAATCCGCCATCGTGGCGAGCTTGACGGGGTTGGGCGGGAACGAAGGGATTCGGCGCCCTCTAGCCATTTACTGATACATCCCCATGGTGGCAGGCCCGTCGAACGGGAACCGCAGGTACGGCGGCAGCTCGCGGGAAACCTGCCCGCCGTTCAAGATCAGCGCCTCGGGCTGCGGGGCGCGCAAGTACCGCTTGTGCAGCCTCGTCTTCGCCGCCTCGTAGGAGTTCATCAGCACCGAGTACTGCTGCAGGTCCGACTGCTGCGCCCACGCCAGAGCTAGGCAGTACTGCTGCAGCGCTGTGTGGAAGTCGCCAGGGCAGTCGGGGTAGGCCCCCATCTGCCCGAGCGTGATGAAATCGGACGGCTCGCGGAACCCGCGCACCCCGATCGTCAGCGTGCCCGAAGGCATCGGCCACAGGCTGATGCCGCTCGTGCCCCAGATGCTCCAGTGGGTCGGCTCGTGCGACACCGAGAAGGCGGGCGGGTAGATCGACTCCAGCGCGTTCTGACTCGCGTAGATCAGCTCCCAGTGCGGACCCTGTAGCGCCGAGATGCGGTTCGGGTCCACGTTTGCAGCGAACCCGTTGTACAGGTCGGTCACCGACGGCAGCGTGTAGAACTGCTGACCTGGGACCACCGTGATCGAGTAGCCCGTAGGCGGGGTAGCCGTCTCGGTGTTCTGCGTGGCGTTCAGCCCACCGATCTCGTAGAACGGCCAGCGCACATCGTCGCCGATCAGATCGTCAAACGCCTCCTGCAGCCAGTTGCCGATCAGCGTCTGCGGTACGTCAGAGGCGTCGAGGTCGATCGTCTGCAGGACGTAGTTGTAGATGTCCTGCACCGTCTGAAGCGCGGCCACAGTCAGCGCTTCCTATGACCGACGCAAACCCCCGAGGCAGTCTTGAAGCCCGTGCACAAAGTGCCATCGGCCTTCTCCACGGGGCACAACTTCTCGTCCCGTGGTTCGACGTAATCGATTCCGCCCGCGAGGACAGAAGCCCCAGAAGGCCCGTGTGAAGCAGTGGACTGCCCGCCGTGCATCGCCTCAGCGACAACGCCAGCCACAATCAGTTCCCGTAGAACAGGACGCGGGCTGCGGGGATGGCGCTCAGGTTGGTGGCGTTCGCGACCTGGGCGGCGGCACCAGCGGCGCCAGCGTAAGCCATAATCGTCGGCGCGATCAGCGTGCCGCCGAGCACGTGCTGAATGCCGTGCGTGTTCGGAGTGAACTTGCCCGACTGCGACTGAGACGAAACCTGCAGCTCGCCGCCGATCACCTGGATCGCGTTCACCTGCTTCAGTCCGAGCTGTCCGACAGGAACGACGTCCCCGCCAGTCGCGTAGGACGAGGACATGACGACGTCAGCTTGGACGACGAGTTGCCCACTGGCGCCCCCCTGAGGGACGACGTTGGATACAGAGACAGTTGCCACGTAATGTCGGCCGAGAACGTCCCGAAAAGGAAGGGCCGCCCCGAAGGGCGGCCCGTTCCGTGTGCCGAGGAGAGAGGGACTCGGCAGTCCTTGTGCCTAGAAGCGGTTGAGCATCACCGCGTGGCGCATACGGTTGCTGGCGGTCAGGTTGCCGTACACGAACACCTGCGCGTAGCGGGCGTCCTGGTTCGGAGCCATCTTGAAGGGGCTGTTGGAGAACCAGCGGCTCTTGTGGCCCTTCACCTTGAGGTACTTGCTGTTCAGGAAGTACAGCGAGTTGGTGAGCTGCGAGCCTGAACCCGAGCCGCCCGAGGTGCCAGCACCAGGGAGGTAGTCGACCATGTTCACGTCGAACATGATCGGGCAGGTCTTGAACAGCAGGTTCTGGAACCCACCGTCCGCGGTGACCGTGTCGGTGTAGCGCATGTTCGGGGTGAGCAGCGACTCGTACTTCTCGAAGACCCTCTGTCCGCCGATGGCGAAGTCGGGGCTGTCGTTACCGCGGGACGCCAGGTTGTAGGCGTGGGCCATGTCGGTGGTCGCCAGGGCGGTCGCCAGCTGGGTGGCGGGAGCGTAGCAGAGCGGCACGATCTGGGGAACGCCGTTGATGTTGACGGTCTGGTTCTGGACAGTGCCCGTGGTGCCGTAGTCCACGTAGGGCTGCCACCACTGGTTCTGGCTGGCGGTAGCGCCCGAGGAGGTCGGAACGACCGACACGCCGAGGGAGATACCACCGAACGGGGTGCCGTTCTGGGTGACATCGAAACCAGCGAGCGCCGACTGCAGCCCCCACCAGTCCTTGCCCGAGTTCCCTTGCCCAGCAGCCAGGAACATGATGTCCATCTGCTCGGCGATGGTTTCCTCGGCCTGGGTCACCTTGGACTCCAGCAGGTCGATGATGGCTTCCTGACCAGCGTTCTCAGCCTCTTCGAGGCCGTTGATGGCGATGGTCGCGGCGTACTGCTTCCAGTTGAACTCGGCTGCGGTGATGCCAGCGGAGGCGGTCAGGGGCAGGGTGTCGTAGCCCGAGTACGAACCAGCGGCCTGGTTCTGCGCGTACATGAGCGGCTCCACGATCTTGGCGCCGCCGTCGATCAGCTTCATGCGGTCCTTGCGCCGAAGCCACGCGGTGAGCGGGCGAGTCGTGAAAGCGTTGTCCTCCAGCGTGGTGCGGTAGTTCGCAAGGGTGGTGGAGAGAATGGAATCGTAGTTGACGTTCCCGAGAGCCACGGGAGATGGGCCTTTCTAAGAGGGTGCTAGGCGCAGTCCGTCAGGACGGAGCTGCTATGCGTTGACTTCGTCTGCGAGCGCCGCCATGAAGGCATCGTGGATGCTGGTCTTCCCGCCCTTGCCTGAGGGGGTTACGGCACCAGGAGCGCGGCTCGTGCCGCCCTCAACAATCTGGCCCTTCCGTTTGGCCTCAACCTTGGCGTTCTGCTCAGCTATCCGCTGGTCCTGCATCGCGTCGAACTGCCACGCCTTGTACGCCTGTGCCATGTTGCTGAACCCGTGCTCTAGCGCGTAGTTCATCAGCTCCAGGTCAACGAAGTCGCCGTGCTTCTCGTGAAGATCGGAAACCTCGTTGAGTATCTGTTGCTTCGTGGCCTCAGCGTTCTTGGCGCTCTGCTGTGCCTCCAGGTCTGCTTGCTCCCTGGCGGTCAGCTTGGACGTCAGCTGGTTGAACTGCCGCTCGATGCGAGCCAAAGGATCGTCGTCGTCCCCCACCTGGGCCGCCATGCGGTCCACCTGCTTGTCGGTCAGGCTGATGTTGAACTGGGCCGCCAGAGTCCTTACGGCCTCTTCGGGCTTCTCTTGAATCCAGTTGGCAAGGCCCACGTACTGCTGCAACTCGCGTTCGCGAGTGGCTAGGGCTTGCGTCTTGCGGGTGTAGTCTTCTCCGCGCTGATATCCCTTCAACGCCTCATTCC